AGAAGGTACACTGGATTGAAGACGAACTAGATTTGTCTGAAGATGTATCTGATTGGAAGTCTGGTAAGATGAGTGCAGTTGAAAAGGAATATGTAACTAACATCCTTAGACTGTTTACACAATCAGACGTAGCAGTAGGACAGAATTATTTTGACCAATTTATTCCAAAGTTTAAGAATAACGAAGTACGAAATATGCTTGGTTCGTTTGCAACTAGAGAAGGTATTCACCAACGTGCATATGCACTTCTTAATGAGACACTTGGGTTATCTGATGCTGAGTATCATGCATTTCTAGAATACACAGAGATGGCAGACAAGATTGAGTTTATGATGACAGTGACCCTAATACAATTAAAGGACTAGGACTATCACTTGCAAAGTCTGTGTTCAATGAAGGTGTTGCTCTCTTTGCATCATTTGTCATGCTCCTTAACTTCCAAAGGTATGGTAAGATGAAGGGTATGGGTAAAGTTGTTGAATGGTCAATCCGTGACGAATCAATTCACGTTGAGGGTGTATCGAAACTATTCAAAGCATACTGTGCAGAACATCCTCGTATCGTAGACGATGAGTTCAAAGGTGATATCTATGAAATGGCAAGACAAGCAGTTAAACTTGAAGACAAGTTTGTTGACCTTGCATATTCTATGGGAGAAATCGAAGGACTAGATGCCGCTGAAGTAAAACAATATATAAGGTATATAACTGATAGAAGACTTCTTCAATTGGGTATGAAACCAAACTTCAAGGTAAAAGACAATCCATTGCCGTGGTTAGAGTGGGTACTTAACGGTGCAGACCATACTAACTTCTTTGAAAACAGAGTGACTGAATATGAGGTTGCTGGGTTGACTGGTAAATGGGATGATGTCTACGCTGCTGCATAGGATTATCAATGAGTAAAAAAGAAATACTTTGTGAATCGTGTGATGCTGTTTTCAGAATACAGCACACGATGGAAGAACATTTCTATTCTGTTAAATACTGCCCTTTCTGTTCTGACGAACTAAATAGTGAGAACGAGGATGAGATTGAGGAATTTAATGAAGAAGATTGGTAATGTGGACACACAAAGGCAAACTAGTAGAAACCCTTCCAGATGACTGTGAAGGGTTTGTCTACCTTATAACCAACTTAACTAACGATAAAAAGTATGTTGGTAAGAAGTTGGCGAGGTTTAAGGTAACAAGACCCCCACTCAAAGGTAAGAAAAACAAAAGACGGTCAAGTAAAGAGAGTGATTGGAAAACCTATTGGGGTTCTTCCGACCACCTCAATGCTGATGTTGCATCTCTAGGCGAGGAGAATTTCACACGAGAGATTCTACACTACTGTCAGAGTAGAGGAATGCTCAGTTACCTAGAAGCAAAAGAACAGTTCGACAGAGAGGTTCTACTCTCTGATGAATACTACAATGGCATTATTAATGTCCGAGTTGGTAGTTCCAAAGTTTTACAGGAGAACCTGTGCAATTATGTCACAGCTGTTTTTCCAAAAGAACGACAATAAAACTGACCTAAGTTGTATAAATATATGTGTAAAACCCCCCAAAGGAGTATTATATGTGGCCTTATACAGATGAGGAAGTCGAATTCGTAAGCGTTCGGCCTAATCAAAAGAACGACCAAACTAAACCATAGGGGATGCAGATGCATCCCTTTTATCATTTTGAGAACGAGGACGAAATAAAATGTCAAAATGGATTGCAAAATTGTTTGAAACAAGACATAACCCCAATGATATTGTTAACTTTATTAGAACCGAATATGCTAACGATGTCAGACATATGCGTGACGAAGATGTCATACATTTCTATAATAACATAACTAAAAATAAAAGGAGCGCCTAACCAATGTCTATTGGATTAGTAATAAACTATACATATAAATCTACTTGCGAAATATGTGAAGTAATATCAAACTTTGCAAGTAAAACTTTCACTAACATGATTCACACATTTGAAGTAGTGGGTACTGCAAAAGCAGCATCACAACTTGCTGCACAAGGATATCATAAGGAAGCAAAAGCATTGATGTTACACTTGAAAGAATTGAAAAAAAATGCTTAAGATGTTCAAACTGTGGTGGACAAGAAGTCAGATGTCCCAAATAGAAAAGTATCTAAGCGAATCAGAAGACATGGTTGACCTAGAACAACGACAAAAACGACTACAACGAAGAGGCATTTGGTTGTAGAAACAAAATAAAAATAAACTTTTTTTCTAAGTCCTTGTTTTTACAGGGACTTTTTTTTAGCAAAAATGCATTTTTCTCTTGACATTTGTTGTAATAACAAGTATACTGTATAAGTAAGATGAGTTGAAAGAGAGGACTTCAAATGACAAATCAAGAAACAATTTTTATCAGTGCGAACAACGGTGGACTTGAGATTTACAAGGGTGCTGGAAATTTGATTGCTGGAAACATCAAGACTGCAAAGACTTTCAAATATGTGATGGATACTCATAATATCGACCCCGATTATGCAACTATGTACTACACAAGTAGTATGGATTTTGCAGATGAAGAGGGGTTTGAAAACCATGATGATGCAAAGATTCTTGCAGAAGAAGGGTTTAAATTGATGCAAATGTGTACTCGACCTGACGATATAGTTAAGATGAAAGGCCAAAAATAATTGAAAAAAAGATGCAATTAGGCCTTGACTTTTGTTCTTAAAACATGTATAATATACTTATAAACAATGAGAAAGGAACTTAAAAATATGGTTAATAATGATAATGTTGATGTGATAGTTTCAGACGTAGTAGATTTCTGTGCTTATGTAGAGTCTTTCTATGGTAATGTTCCCGATGCGGTTTACCCGATTGGTGCGAGTCCAAAAATGATTATCGCTGCAACTAGTAAGTACATCAATTCCCTAAACGACAAAGTTACATGGGGTGGTGGAGACAGTCTTGACAGAGAAAGAGTCAGAGACATTTTGATTGAAGATAATAACTTGGAGTGGAAATAATTATGGATACAGTTGGTAGAAAATTTGAGGTTCATTCATTCAATGAAAAAATTGGTGAGATGGGTTCACAAATCGCAGAAATCGTTGGACACTGTTGCGGGCCTGACGGTGGTGAAGATATATTAATAATCGACTATGAGAATAAAGATTGGGAAGTAAGTTTACCATTCAGTTCTTTTGTCAAATCAATCATAAAGGAGATATAATATGGGTTTACATATTAACGTATATAAGAGCAATCTAGGTGATTGCACAAATGGTGGGGTGTCTGCAAATTGCAAAGGACTTTGCATTTCAAATGTGAGTGGGCCTTTCAATCCTAGTGAAGAGTACCCCGAAGCACAATTAGTTTCAAGGAATGTTATGGGTAGAACAATTGTCAATATCGTTCCAGTGAAAGAAATCGAAAAGGGTTCATGGACTATGTTCGGTGGAAACTACGGTGCAACTTCCGATTCAAGGTTCAGTGAAAAAGTTGAAGAAATGATGGGTTCATCATTTTATGGTGCTGTACCAATTCACGATAGAGTAGAGGGATAATATGACACAACAACAACTGTTTACAAATTCATGGGGACTTAATTCTGGTTTTGAGAAACTTAATGAGGCATTGTCTGAATTAGTTCCTTTACAGGGGAAATGTGATTTCCCACGTTCTAAGAACAAAAATTTGGAACGCTTTAGGATTGCATCAAATTTGATATACGATTTATTCAATAATGCACTAGGAAACCGTAGAGCAGAGTTTAGACAGTTCTTTGGGTTTATGCCCCTGCCTGGAAATGGTGAACAGTATCGTATATTTGGTGAAAGATGGAAACAGATTGAAGATGAGATGGAGCCAATCATAACTGAAATAATGTTCAAGGCTGCAAAAGAACAAGGAATAAAAGGTTCAATTTAGGCCTTGACATTTGTTCTAAAAACATGTATACTATGCTAGTAATGATGAGAAAAGAGGTTTGATTATGGAAAAAGCACTTAAAGATTATATCAATGCCCAAAGAAAAGAGGCAGAAGAATTTTCTAAAAA